CTCTGCTCTGCCCACCAGATGACGGCGCAGTTCCGAGAACTTGCACTCGTGTATCCGCCCCCGCCGTCCCGCCGATCCCGACGTTGCCGGAGGAGTCAATACGCATCGCCTCTGACCACGAAATCGTGCTGCCAGCGGTGCTGTTTGCGGCGTATTGGAAAGTCCACGACGGGGTGCCGCTCGTAGACTCCATAACCATGCGGAAAGCGTTGTTAGCGACTTTGCGAACCCAGTTGCTTCCGTTCCAAAAAGCATTAGCAAGCATCATGGAGTCTGTGCCGCCAAACGCGCCAAAAGAAGCCGAGTTGTTAATATCTATAAAACGATTGCCGCTTGCCCATGCGCTAGGCGTTACGCCAATACCGACGTTGCCCGACGTATCAACGGTGACCGCCGCGCTTGCTCCGGTGAATAACTGCAATCCGTTATAAGCGTTGTTGTCGTTGTTAATGCCGGTAAGGGTCGCGTAACCCGTGGCACGCTGAATTCGCAAACCTTCTTGCGCTGCCGTGCCGGGGCTTAACTGCGTGCCACCGCCCAAAACGGTTAAACGAATGCCACCAATAAGCGTGCTAGTGCCAATGCCTATATCGCCGTCCGTCTCTATCCTGAACCTCTCGCTGCCTCCGGTGTAGAAGGTCATCGGGAGGTAGGAGCCTGCGCCGCCATTGCCAGCAACAATTTCAGCAAGCGTTCCAGTTACACCAATAGAAAGGTTTGAGTTGCTGGTGTCGGGTGTTGCTGTGTTGTAAGTAACGAAGCGCGATACCGTTCCTGTTCCGTTCGGAATTGCAGATACGCGAGTGTTGCCATTCGTCGTGCTGCTTTGAAGCATCAACTGGTTTTGCAACGTCGCATTGCTAAAGTCGCCCGTGATGCGCTGGGCGGTGCTGGAGAACGTGAGGTTGCCGGTGGTGATGGTGGCCGTACCCGCGTTCAGCGATGCCACAGAGGCATTGGTAACGGTCAGCCCTGTTACCACGGCCGTGCCAACGTTAGCCGACGCCACACTAGCTCCGGTTGCCGTCAGGCTTGTTACCGTGCCTGTGGTGATAAGCGCCACACCGACGTTGGCAGAGGCAACCGAGGCAGCGGTACTGGTCAGGTTCGTGACCGTGCCGGTTGTGATAACGGCTGTGCCGACGTTAGCGGAGGCAATAGACGCGCTCGTAGCCGTCAGGTTGTTAATCACCGCCACGCCTGCGTTGATAGAGGCAATAGAGGCAGCCGTAAACTGAAGGTTGCCGATGTTGGCTGAAGCGATGGACGCGCCAGAGGCGGTCAGCGTCGTCACCGTAGCCGTCGTCAGCAATGCCACCGCAGCGTTGACCGAGGCAACCGAGGCGCTAGTGGCGGTCAGATTGGTGACGGTGCCGTTGGTGACAACAGCCGTTCCAAGGTTGGCCGACGTAACCGATGCGCCGACAGCGCGAAGGTCGGTGATATTCGCCACGCCAACATTGGCCGAGGCGACCGATACGCCCGTCAGGGTCAGCGCCGAGATAACGGCATTGCCAAGGTTAGCCGAGGCGATAGATGCGCCGGTCGCCGTCAAATTCGTGACGGTGGCGGTCGTCAACAAAGCGACACCCGCATTGACGGAGGCAACCGAGGCGCTCGTTGCCGTCAAATTGGTGACAGTTCCCGTCGTGATAACGGCTGTGCCAACGTTGGCCGAGGTGATGGACGCACCGGCTGCGCTCAAGTCGGTTATAACCGCCACAGCCGCGTTTGCGGAGGCGGTAGAGACGGTGGGCAGGTCTGACTTGCCCGTAACCGCGAGGGTGCTACCGAGCGTCGCAGCGCCCGTCACGGCAAACGTGCCGCCGACCGACAGCGCCGAGGTGACAGACACATTGGCTTGCAGGCCGGTGTTGCCCGTAACCGTCAAGGTGCCGTTGATCGTCGTGTTGCCGAACGAGTTAGCGGCATTGATCATCTGAAAGCGGGTGCCGTCGTAAATCACAACGACAATCTCGCCCGAGTTGATGTCGCCAGCGGCCAGCGCCGTGCTGCCGTCGCGGGTAATGGCTTTGGCTCCAAGGCCGTCCACGTTCAGCGTCACCGCGCCCGTGTTTGCGCCGCCAGCCACAAAGTAGAACAACTGACCCGCAGCGTAGGCGGTCAGGGTGGGCGACATCGTGCCGAGAACGGTGTCGGTGCCAGTAATGGAGATGAGCTTGGCGACGGTGGACTGCACTTGCCCGAGGTTGGCGGCGTCCCCGATCAGCGTACCGTTGGCAAGGCCGGTGATCTTGTTGCTGCCCATCGGGATGTTGGCCGTAGGCGTGGACTGACCGTCTTTCGTGATGCAATTCGTTAAGCCCGAGGCAAGGTCTGCCGTCAGGGCGTTAAAGACCGTCGCCGAAATGACGGTGTTGGCAACAACGGGCTGACCCGTTGAGTTGATGAGAAATGTGCCGGAACCGTTAAAGCTCATTTACTTGCTCCTATTCTTGGCCAGCGCCATATCCAGCGCCAAATGCGCCGATACGCCCCGATGCTTCTTGTGCGCGTTTCTGCGCCGCAGCGCGACGCTCAAGATACAGGCGCACGTTTCGTAGTTCATCTTGCGCGGGCTGACCGCGTAACAACAACAATTCTGCCAGCTGTTGACGCTGACGTTCGGTCAATTTCTTGCCCTTGTCTTTAGCTGCAACCGCTGCCGCACCGGCAATTATGTCGCCCTGCATCATCTGCGCGACTTGCAAAGCTTGCGCGAGCTTGTTTTGATCTTCTTCGCCTTTGAATAGCGAATAACTTTGCGATCCTTCGCCTGCTCGAGCGGTTTTTTGCAGTTCTGCCTCACGCAGTACCGTTGCCTGGAACTTGCGGAAATCGTTGCCAAACACCAGGCGCAAACGCTTTTGCAAACCGGGCGATTTTTGCAGGTTCATCAGTCTTGATTGGCCTGCCGGGGTATCTGTTTGAGCGCGTAACGCTTGCGCCGCGCCAAGTCGGAACGCACTTAATTGCGCCGGCTCCATGTCGTCAATAATTTCAGCTAATTCCTCAACATCTTCGGACATGACCTCGCGGCCCCGCTTCATAGCGTTTGCCATTTGCGTTTCGCTGCCAAAGTTTTCACGCGCAAGACCATAAATGTTGCGGCCTTGGTCATCTTTTGGCGCAACATCGTCCAATTTATTAGTTAAATCGCGGCGCAAATTAGTGTAAGCGCGACTTTCTTGTGTAGGTTTGCCAAACTTGTCTTTTGCGTTATCTTCAATGTCATATAGATTCCGTTTTAACGTATCTAACACATTAAATGGAACGCGGTCGCCGGAGCGTAATCCAGCAAGGTTTAATTTTTCGGGCATACCTTCAACCCGAGCCAATTTTTCCGCTTTTCCAAATGTATCACTTGCGCGGTTTAGCAGCGTAAGAAGCTCCGCATCAACCGTTACATCATAGTTTTCAAGCTGCGCGTAAAACGGCGCTGCCTTGGCCTTGGCTTGCTCGTTAAATTGTCGCACCGTCGCTCGGAACGGCACACCTTGCGCATCTAGCAGTTCGTCTGTTGACGCCTGCAAACGATCACCGCGTCTGTTAATAAGCGGCTTAACCGCTCTATCAATCATGCCTTCCGTTGAGCCAGGTTGATTACGCAACAACTTAAGTTCTGCGCGAGTAGCAGATCCTGTTGCGGCAATCGGCGCCTCCGGCCCGAGGCCACCGCCTTGAGGGCGCTGCAATCGAGCAGCAGCCACTTGCGTCGGGTCGGCTTCTACGCCACTCGTTAGCGCGTTTAGTTCTTCCTGCATCCGCGCCTTCATCAGCGATGGGCCAGGGATGACTTTTAGTTGACGCTCCAGCTCGGCAATACGCTCTTGCTTGGCGAGCGTGTCGGGCGGAATACGCGCATACGCATCACGCTGTAAAAGTTGCGCTAGGCGCTCTCGAGGGGCTTGCAGCTCAAACTCACGCTGCATAGACGGCACCACGCGCCGCGTGACTGCGCCAGCGCCTTTGATGCCAAGGCCCGTTGCGCCGCCAATACCAACGCCCGTGCCGGTGCCATACAAAATGTCCATGCCCAAGTCAGACGCTGTTTCGGCTTCACTTGCGCCTGCCGCACCGAGTGCGCTTTGGCCTGCGATCGGGGCAACGTAACGACCACCGCGGGAGACAACGCCTGCGCCAAGAGGGGCTACAGAACCGCCCATGCTGAACGGCAAGGTGGCCAGGCTGCCTGCCATCTCAAGGCCAAACGCGGTTTTGGGATTGGCTTCGGCGAATGCAGAAGTACCGCCGCGAATGATGTCACGCGGTGCGGTGTAATCCGCACGGCTTGGCGCGGTTGGAGTGCCACCCATAGCGTATGACTGCCCGAGCTGACCAAGCGCCGCAGCGCCAGCCATTTCGTCGAGCATATTGAAGGTTGCGCCTTGCCCAAACGTCAGCGCGCCTTGAGCCGAGGCAGGCATCTGCGCGCCCATGACGCGAGCGTCAGGCGTTGACGGGCCTAATTCTTCCCATTCGCCATTACGGTAAACGTAACGCTGCCCGGTCTTTTTGTTGGTCGCTGTTTGCCCTTCTTGGTATGCCATAGCGTCCTCGCTTACCGTCTCGGCTGATCAAGTTCCGCGCCCTCTGGCAACCGACTGCCATAAGCGGGCGGGGCAATGACATCAGGAAATCTATCAGGCAGCCCAACGAACTCGGGCATCTTGCGAAGCCGCGATCGGACTCTGTTGCTCTTTTGAATGTTAATGCGAGCTACCTTTTCATTTATTCTTGCCAAATACTCCAGGTTTGCCGCCGTCAGCTCTTTACGGCCCGCAGCAGAATCTTGCAAGAACTCACGATCGCTGCCGGTAAATCCTGCGCCTGACCCGAGGCCGCTAGTTGGAATTGCAGCCAGCGTTGTTTTTGCAAGTTCTGACATCAAGTTTTCGGTGATGCTGGCTCTGTTGCCCTTGCTAAAGCCCATCGTTTCCAAGCCCTTCTCAAAGGCTAATCGAGGCGCTGCACCGCTGCCAGTAATGGGGTTTTGCTTCAACAAATCACGAATTCGATATGACGTTTCAATTTGTGGAAGCGCCTGCTCTCCCGCTGCCAAATCCGAGGCATCTTGATCCGCTAATTTTGAACTTAATGCGGTTGTGTAAGCATTCGTTGTCTTTTCGCCTGGCAGCAAATTCTGCACAACGGTGCTAGGCGGCTTGGTCAGTCGCCAATCTTCAAACGACTTGACCGGCTTATTCAATCGCTGTTGATCGGCGACATAGTATTGATACGTTTCAACGTCGCTCGGCAAATTCCCGGCTTTTGGCGGCTTGGCTAGGACGAACGGATCTCGAGTTTTTTGGTATCGCTCGCGGGTTTCTGGCGAGGCTTCCATTAACGCCTCAATGCTGACGTTCGGCTGACGCGACAACATGAGCTGCGCGTAACGCTGCGCTCGAGGGCTACCGCTTGACATGGCTTCCATCAGCCGCGTTTCTTGATCTTGGAACGTCGGCATCACCGTCTGGGTGACAGGCGGCGTGTATTTGCCGGCCATCTCCATCGGATCGCCAAACATATCGGGGCCGGTGACTTGAGTTTGCGGGCCAAGATCGCGGCGCAGCGACTCAAACTCGGCCACATCAGCCTCACGGGCCTTACGCTCGGCTTCCTCTGCCTTCTCTCCAATCTTCTTGGACGTATAGGCCGACAGGATGCGCGCCAGGGCGTTTGTTGGCGTCGGCATCGCACGGAACCCCTGGTAGGTCGGCGACTCCGGCTCCTGCATAAAAGCCTGTTGGCGGAGGACTTCGGCTAGTTGCTGCTGACGCTGCGCCCGCAGCATCTCTTCCTCATACGGCGACGGAGCGCGAAATACAGGACTAATCTTGGCCATAGTCAAAATCTCCTCGGTAGCCGCCTCCCTGCGGGGTCGTCAAACCCGGCGACGAGGGCATACGCGGTCGAGATCCCATGCCGCCCACCTGCGGCGAACGCCCCATCAAGCCACCCGCTCGAGGCATCCCCATTTGCGGCCTGCTCATACCCATCTGCGGGCGGCCGGTCGGCATACCGGGCTGCGGTGTCGTCATGGGGCCGTTGAAGTTCATCGCCTGCGGCGGCACACCTGGCGCTGCGTTAGGCGTCGGCTGCGAGAAAGCCAGGCCAGGCACTTGGCGCATGGCCATATCACGCTGCCCCGGCGGCGCGCCAAGGGACGTATTACGCTCCTGCGCTGCCAGCATCTGTGCAAGCTGCTGCGGCCTGCGATCGGGTGAGTATCCGTTCATGCTAAACCGCCTGTGTTGAATGGCGTGGTGGTGCTATATGTGCGTTTTCCGACGTTCTGCGCGCCTTTTGCCATTTGTCGGTTCATCATTTCGCGCATCTTCAGCAGATCCTGCGGGTCAACTGATGCTGACGGCGTTGCCATCGTCGGAATCGCTGCGTAATCGGTGTTGACCGCCTGGTTGGCCTCCTGCATCGCCAACATTTGCGCAAGCTTCTGTGCGTCGGTGCGATCTTTGTACGTTTTAAAGTACGGCATATCAAAGCGCCCCGTAGTTGACCATCTTGAAGCCGCTCGAGTGCGTTAGTACCGCCTCGGGTTTGACTTGCTCCACTTCGTCGGCCATCACGCCAAGCTGACGCTCGCCAAAAATGTCATAGGCGTAGATCCCGATGCCAAGCGGATGCGTACCTAAACGCACGATGTTGGACTTCAAGCGGCGATCGGAGGCCATGATGGCTGCGCTGCCGAGCGAACCTGCCAAGTTAAACAAGCCGCCTGCGTTAGATGCCGCTTGGTTTGCGGCGATGCCATACCGCTGCATTGCTGCTGCGTCTTGCGCTTGGCCGCCTTGGAAAATCGGCGCAGGAGCGACGGTAACGCCTTGGTAGCCTTGGAATTGCGGCAGAGCCACCTGACCACCTGACAACAAGGCGCTGATCTCGTTGATCGGCATTGAGCGTATCGCTGCTTGTTGCGCGAGAGCTTGTTGGATGGCCGTATTGCGGAACTGCTGCTGCGCGATGCCTTGCTGGAATGCTTGTTGTTGCGCGGCGTTCTGGAATGCAGCCCGTTGCGCTCCAATGTCAAACCCTTGGCCAATGGCGGCGTTACGCTGCTCTTGTTGCGCCATAAGTTGATTGAATCGTTGCGCTTGCGCTTGGTTTTGCGCTGCCTGACGCGCCAGCTCTTGCTGCATCGCTTGTTGCTGCGCTTGGTTGTAGAACTGCGCGGCTTCTTGCGACTGACCGACCTGTTGAGCCTGACGGGCAAGGTTGGCTTGTTGTGCGGCAAGTTGTTGCTGGAAGTTCTGCCCTGCGGCAGCGTTCTGCAATTCCTGCACGTTGACGCTTTGACCAAAAATTTGCTGCAACGCCTGGTTGGCAGCCTGATTGGCGGCGATCTGGCGCTCGTAATTTTGGCCGATGGCTTGGTTTTGCAGTTCTTGAGCCTGCTGCCCCATGCCAAATTGCGCCATCAACGCTTCTCGGTTGAATTGACCTGTGCCGAGTGCTTGCTGATATGCCTGTTGTTGCGCCTGATTTTGCGCCTGCTGTGCCGCAAGGGCTTGGTCAAAGTTCTGACCAATGGCCTGATTAGCAGCCTGCTGCGCTTGCTGTTGGGTGCCAAACGACGCTAGTTGCGCCTCGCGGCCAAACTCACCCGCTTGCAGACGCTGCTGGAATGCCTGCTGTTGAGCTTGGTTTTGCGCGGCTTGCGTGGCAAGCGATTGCTGGAGGTTTTGCCCCAGCCCGGTGTTATACAAACCGGCCTGCTCCATGCCAGCACCAAAGCCCGATAGGGCGGATTGGTTGGCAAACATTGCGCGAGATTGCTGTTCGTTAAACGCTTGCTGACGCGCTGCTTGGTCAAGGCTGATGCCCTGCGCGGCAGCTTGCAACAGAAGGTCGTTTTCCTTCTGCATTTGCGCTTGCATTGCAGAGTTATATGCCTCGCCACCCGGTCGCAGACCTTGGTTGATGAGTTGCGTTTGCAGCGATTGGCGCTCACCTTGCAGCTGCGGCGACAGGCGGGACAGGATCGCTTGCTGCGCCGTCATGCCCGCGTTGACCGGCCCTTGCGGCAGGTTGCCGATGTCAATTTCGCGTTGCAGTTCTGGCCCTTGGACAAACTGCTGCGCGTAACCAAACTGGCCTTGTTGCGGGCCACCGGCCACGCCGCCAACGCCCGACAGGTCAAGTCCTTGCAGATTCAACCCTTGCGGGCCTGCACCGGCTAGACCAAACATTCCGGCAAAAAACGGTAATTGCGAAACTTGGTTTACACCCGAAAGGTCTGCGCCCTGCAACTGCGGTGCGGCAGGGCCACCACGCGCCAAGCCATACATCTCGGCCTGTGCAGGCAACTGCGCGCCCTGCACGGCAACATTGGCTTGCGCCATCTGCCCCGGCCCGACCTGATCTGGCAACCGTTCCATGCCGTACTGGCCGGTCGGCGCGTAAGCGGCTGTCGGTGCGCCTGCAATGCCGCCAGTAGCCTCACCTGGTTGAATATATCCAACGGATTCAGACGGCGGTGCAAGCTCACGTTGCTGCGGCCCTGCATAGCCAATGGTGTAATCAATGTTGGGCAAGCTGCCCGTATCAAATGGCCTCGCAACCGATAGATCTTTAATGCCATACGCAGCGTTTTTAGCTGCTAAATTTAACCAGTAATCAGCAGCTTGCTCTTGCTCAAACGCCATCTGACCTAGATCGGTCAGTTTTTGCGTAATGGTCGGCTGCTCAATAAACGTGGTAAACGCTGCTTCGTCCGGCGCTTCACCTGCCATTTCGGGATTAGAGAACAGCCGCTGCTGGTAGGCTTCCATCGCCTTGTTGTAGGCGTCTTTGTCTACTGTCGGCGTTTTTTGCCAAGTCACCGTCTGCGACCCGGTAGGGCCGTAGATGTTGGGATTAGACATATAGGCCGTCTGCTTGGCTGCTGCCAAGTTTTCGGCTCCTTGCTGCCGCGCTAACGCGGCGTAATCAGGTGCTGGCGGTGGCGCCGGTGATTTTTTGCCCATACCGAGGCTCCAAATAGCGACACTTGTCTAGTGTCTGCGTCATAAAAACAATGTCTCCATCGGGTGCGGCGTTTTTAATCCGCGCTTCCTCTGAAAACCCCATTTTCGTGACCAATTTGAGCGCGCGGGTATGCTTGCTGCTGATTGGCCCTATGATCTTATCAACATTTGCGACGTTATAGGGATAGTCATATACCGCGGCGAGGTATGCCGGGGTAATCTGATCCCAGGTGATGTGACAAACGACCGATCTGCCGTTCCACATCTCATAAACCGTACCGGCGACCAGCTCACCGTCTTTCTCAAGGCCAATGGCGACAGAACGGTCGGCGTGATAGCCGCCGTCCGTGCGCGACATGACCCAATGGCCCACATGGGGGCCGTTTACGATGCGCCAGCCCATCCGAGTTGATAAACGACGTCCGTTGATGCCCATTCCAAGGAGACGTTCTTGCTGGCGCTGTTGAAAACCAAGCCGCCGCAGTAACCGATGCCTTGGATACCTACGAAGTTGTTAGTGATGATGATATCCGCACCCCACACCGACTGATTCCACAGCCCGACATCCCATAGACCGTATTGCGTTGCCACGAACGACAGCGCGCCAAGGTCGGCGTTGGTCTGGAAATCCACGTTCATGCCGATATTGATGGTCGGCTGGCCGTTGCTATAAATAGTCGGGCGGCCACGGGTGAAATACTTAATGACGCCTCGCGTCTCAAAGTAATTAAACGCTTGCAGCGCCTGTGTGTTGATGGCGATACCGTCGTCGTTGTAGCCCGTTGCGCCCGATCCGGTTGTCCAGCACTCGGCAACGTAGCCGTCACCGCCGAAATATGGTTTGTCTGTAAGAATGGCAAAGCAGTTGGCGTTCCAGCCGGTGAACCGACACCACGCTTTCGTGATGTTGTTCATCACAAACTGCTCTTGGCCGCCCGTGCTCGGCGGTACGTTAACGATTAGCGCGTTGTTGGAGGCGTTGTACAGCAATCCCCAGCCAAAATTAGACTTGTATTGCCGTGCCGCAGCCGCAAATGCGCCTTGAATCTTGTCCGACAGCGCCACTTGCGGGTCTAAACGTGACGATTGCAATGCCGACGCCATTGGAACCAAGCCATCTAACGTCAAAACAAGCAAATCACCGCCGTATTTCTGCAAACAACGGCGAGAAATCGGCGCACCGATGATCCACACGCCAATCAGCGCCCATGTGGAGGCGCTAGAGGGGTCGGTTCCGCGATAAACGATGACCTCGCCTTGATCGGTGACAAAAACAAGGTTGTCATCCACACCGTAACCCGCGTCAATCGTCCATGACGCCATTGCGACGAGGTTGCCGCCCAAGTGCGCGACCGAAGATAGGTCAAGGACGTTTGCTGCACCGCCAATGGAGGCGGTTGGCAAATACCACGCCTTAAGCGTGTTCTTTTGGATAAACCACATCCTGTTTTTGAACAGGGTGGGTTGGATTAGGTCGGTTGTTGTGACGCCTGTGATGGCAGGGCTAGACGCACCGTCAATGGCCGTCCAAGTGCTGCCATTGAACAACAACGGTTTATCAACGCCGTTTGCGGCATAAAGGTAACTGCCGCCCGAGGTGGTGATGTTGGTGTATTCCCAGCGGCTGTTGGTCAGCCCTGTGACCTTCGCAGCACCTACCGGGCCTGCTGACGTAACGTCGTAAATGTTGCCGCCGACAGCCGCAAACATCTTGTCTGTCGCGCCCGCGTTGTAAACGAGCAGGCTTTCTATCTGCCCCGTCATGCCGGTGGCGTGTTTAACATAGCCGCCACGCAACGCCACGCTAGAAACGCCGGGGAACAAGTTTACAAGCGTTACCGCATCGGTCGGCGCCATGTTGGCGAGCGAGTCGCGGGCGTTCCAGCCACCGACAGGCGCCGGTAATGACGCCACGTTGTTGGTGGTGCGCTGGATTAGCCGTCTGCGAACGGGAGACGCCATTATTGGCTATCCGTGCCGTAGCCGCTGTCAGGGATGTTGTCGTAACCGATCAACACCGTACCCGGTCGCGGTGCAAACGAGAGGTTGGCGGCAGCGGTGTCTTGCGCCACAGCCGTCTCAAACTCCATCAGATAATCGCGGTACAGCGCCGTGGTATCAAAACCCTTGGCCTCAAAATATTTGAGCTTTGTACCCAATACCATCAGGCGATCGGGGTAGATACAAGTATCGTTGTCGTTCGTGAGGCTGTTTTGCGGGGTGCCGTCAGGCGCGTATGCCCAGGCTCTACTGCGATACTCAAAGCCGAGCAGCTCACCGCCGTTCATGCCTGGCCAAATCTGGAAGTACTGACCGAGCAGACGCCAGCGGATACGCGGGCCGGTGCTGATGTATCCCGAGAGCAGCCATTGCCATTGCTGTGGCGACTCGGGGCCGAGCATTTCCCATCGCTTGCTCTTGTCCCAATGGGTGCGGTTGACCGACGAGCTGTAGTCTGCCGGCAGCGCGTACTTCACCTTTTGAAAGATGACCTGGCCGCCAACAACCGTCTCCGTGACCTGATAGTTCAGCGTGACGCTCGTAGCACCGACAGAGGTGATGTAAGTGGCGTTCGGAATGCCGACCCCTTGCACCTGATAGGTCGTGTCTAGCCCCGCCGTAGAGGCAAGCCCGGTGATCGTAGCGACACCGTTGACCCAATTCCCCGTCGCGGTCGTCGCTTCGGTGTAAAAGGTGTAAGGGCGCGTCAGCTCTCGCCAATCAGCACGACGGAGCAACTCATACCCGCAGGCGTTCATCAGGGCCAACAACTGCACAACGTCCTGGCTGTTGTTGCCCGCGACCGTGGAGGGGGTCGGGATACCGAGTTCTTGCGTACACTCGGTGATGAGTTGAACCATCGTGCTGCCCATACTATGCCTCCGTTAATTCTTTCGGCGGGCGCCCTCTTTTCGGCTTATCCGCCACCAGGGACGCCATCTGCGCCTGCAATTCAGCCAACTGGCGCTTGGTATCTTCAAACTCCGCGTTACTCTCAACACGGTTTTTGCGGTTCAAGTATTGGCGCGCTCGCTCACGCAAGCCGACGCCACCCATGCCGATGCGCTGCAACTGGCCATCTGATGCCAGGGCAAGCTGCTCAACCGTTAAAAACTTGAGAATGCTCAATTCCGCGATCTGGTCGCGGTTAATTTCATCAGGAGCGTCCTTCTGCCATTGCGATAGCGGGGTTCCGATCTGCGCCGCAGCGTTCTCGTTCTGGTGCATCTGGAAATACAACCATTGCCGCGGGAAACGCTCACGATGATCGTCGCGCACCGGCTGGTCGATCACGTTAGTTTTGTCGCCAGGCGCTTGAATTCGCACATACGGATTGCCCTTGTTTGGGCCATCCTCGCGCAAATAAAACTCAACGTGCAGCTGGGCGTCGGCGTTGTTGATGTCGCTATCTAATGGCATTGTCCTTGCTCCTGTGGGGATTACAGGTTGTTGACCTGTGTGATGGTACAAATGACCGAGGGGATCGCAGGCCATACGCTTGTGGCGCTGGCT